GGTGCAAGTTCGCACCGCGACAGTTATCAAAAGAGACGGCTCAGAGATATCCAGATCATTTAACCGGCACGTTGTCAGTCCAGCGGATGATTGGTCAAGCGAATCAGATAAAGTAAAAGCAATTTGTGACGCCGTTCATAATGATACAACCAAAGCCGCATACGAATCTGCGAATTCAGAATCTTTAGTGAGTGAGTAAAATTGAGCTTAGTTAGCCAGTTAGTTGGTCCTGTTACGGGACTACTCGATAAGGTAATACCGGATAAGGATAAAGCAGCAGAGCTCGCACACGAAATCGCGACTATGTCCGAAAAACATTCTCAGGAGATCACACTCCAACAAATAGAGGTGTTGAAGGCGGACGCAAAAGGAACCTGGTTTCAGTCTAGCTGGAGACCCTTAGCTGGTTACGTTTGTGTTCTGGGGTTGATGGTGAACTTCTTGGTAGCTCCTATTGCGGCGGGGTTCGGTGTAACCATCCCTCAAGCCGATGCTGGGGTAATGATGCCCCTTTTGCTTGGTATGCTGGGTTTATCTGGCGGCAGATCCTATGAGCGTATCAAAGGGGTTGATAAGAAGTGACCGGATTCAAACTACAAACTTTTGGCGGGAAAGCCCCAAAGATATCAGATCGATTGCTCCCGCAAGACATGGCAACCATAGCCACCAACACGAGATTGGACTCTGGAAGGCTCGATCCCTGGAAGGCTAATGCGTCCGCCAGTATCAGTCCGGCATTAGGGACAATCTCGGGAGCAACAAAGACGTTGTTCAAGTACAGCGACTCAATTTGGATCGCTAGTAACGAAGACCTAAATATTGCTCGATCGCCGATTGCAGAGGATCCACACGAGCGACTATACGTTTCGGGCATTGGTGGGGCATCTGGTTATCCCAGAATGACTACAGCCGCGATAGTCGGCAACAACACCTTTTACAGGTTAGGTATCCCAGTACCAGGGTCTTTCGACGCGGTCACCGTTACAGGTACGACATCTGTTTCAGGAACAGAAACACCGCAAGCCAGATCGTATATTTTCACTTATGTTTCGGCATATGGTGAGGAAGGAGCTCCAAACACCGCTCTAATATCTCAGGTAGTAAACGTTTTCTCCGATCAGTCAGTAACGGTAGATTTTCCAGCTAATCCTTCTGGTAACTTCAACCTGGCATCCAAGCGGTTGTATCGCACAGATACAGATGGAATATTTCGCTTTGTGGCAACTATACCACTTGCTAACGATACTTTTAACGACACGGTTGCAGAATCCAACCTCGGTGAAGAAATACCTACCTCGAGCTTTGTAGGCCCGCCAGATGATGATTCGGCGGAGCATCCTGATGGTCCAATGCAAGGATTAATCTCATTGCCTAATGGATTTCTAGCTGGCTTCGCGGGTCAAACGGTTTTGTTCTCAGAGGCATTCCAACCACATGCTTTTCCAACTGCGTTTCGGCTTACGATGAGGAGTGATGTGGTTGCTATCGCACCCCTCACCAGCGGTGTATTAGTTCTCACTAAAGAAAAGCCAGCGGTAATCCAAGGCATCGACCCCGAAGCGATGACAATGATGGAGATAGATTCGACGTTGTCATGCGTTGCTAAGAGATCAGTAGTCGATATGGGCAACTTTGTGATGTATGCCAGCCCTGATGGTTTGGTTGCCGCAACGGATAATTCGCTCCAACTTGCTACAGAAAACATACTGACGCGAGACCAGTGGCAAGCATTGGTGCCGTCTACAATCGTGGGTTTCCAGTGGGAAGGTCACTACATAGGCTTTTACAATGATGGCACGGAATCCAAAGGATTCATCTTTGATCCTCGGGGAGGCAAGAACAGCTATGTGAAGCTGGATTTTCACGCCACCGCTGGGTTCAACGATCTTGAAGAAGATGAGCTATACCTAGTTGTAGGCGGTAGTGTGGTCAAGTTCGCATCTCACGCAAGTAGCTTGCTGAGCTACACCTGGCGAAGTAAAAGTTTTTTCGTACCCAGACCGATAAACCCTGCAGTCGCAAAGTTGAATTGCGAGAGCTATTCACCTAATCCAACATTCAAGCTGTTTGCCGATGGAGTGGAAAAACACTCCGTTTCTGTTGCCAATGGTGACACGTTCAGATTGCCGAGTGGCTATAAGGCAAACGAGTTTGAGGTTGAGATTTCGGGAAGTGTTTCCGTAAACGAAGTTTGTGTTTACGAATCGGCGGAGGAGATCAATGTCCAATAGAGGCAATGCATCAGTCCCGCCTCAGTGGTCGATGCAGGAAAAACGTTTCGGCGAAACCCTGAAGCAAAACCTAGAAGTGCTACAGGGCAACAGGGGAGACAAGCTAGACAGGGCGGTGACCTTCAGGGATCTATTAGACACAGGGATCGTTAAGCTTGCTGCAGGAATCACAAACTTCAATGGCAACGCATCTTCTGTATCGGTAATCAATGAATTACCTAATTTAATAATTCCTCCAGCGCCCACGAATTTAGTAGCTAGTGGTGCTTTCCAGAACATTATTCTGAGCTGGGATATGCAACGTTATGTAGGACATTCTGGCTTTGAGGTGTTTAGGCATACTTCAGACGTTATTGCGTCTGCTACGCTGATTGCTCAGGTTTCTGGTTTTACTGGGATATATTCTGATTCAGTTGGATCAAATGCTGATTTCTATTACTGGGTCCGAGCGGTCAACCAAAACGGTGTTACTGGTCCATTCAACAGTAGTACAGGAACAAGGGGGCAAACAGCTCCAGATGTAAACTTTCTTTTATCGACGCTGACAGGCGCTATAACCAGTAGTGAATTAGCCAGCAGCCTTTCCACACCAATCGGTCAGATACCTGGTATCAATACCAGCATTAGTACGATTAATGGCAATATAACGACAATAAATGGAAACATTACAGCGTTAGATAACTTCACTGGTTTCAGCTCATCTTACTCAGGCGATAGTCTGTTGACGCGGATGGGCGCTGTAGAAACTACTGCAAACGGGGCAGCGACATCAGCACAACTGCAGAGCGAACAAACGACTCGAGCGAATGCTGACACTGCACTAGCGTCAGATATCACAACATTGCAGAGCTCTGTAAGTACCAATGCAGCAGCAATTCAAACGGAGCAGACGGCGAGGGCAAATGCGGACTCGGCTCTGTCATCTGACATCACGAGTCTCACCACCACCGTAAACAACAATGCTGCAGCTATAAGCGCGGAGACAACCGCAAGATCAAATGCGGATTCTGCCTTGGCTTCAGATATTACATCACTCAATACCGCAACATCGAACAATGCTGCAGCAATTAGCGCGGAAACTACAGCGAGGACCAATGCGGATAGTGCTTTAGCAACAGATATCACTACGCTCAACACAGCTACCAGTAATAACGCTGCAGCGATCAGCTCAGAAACTACAGCGAGGACTAATGCAGACTCTGCAATAGCAAGTGATGTATCGACACTCCAAACGACTGTTTCGGGCAACAGTACATCGATATCTACTCAAGCAACCTCGATAAATGGGTTATCAGCTCAGTACACCGTAAAGATAGATAACAATGGCGCTATCTCTGGTTATGGTTTAGCAAGCAATGCGGTGAATGGCACCATCGTTTCCGAGTTCATCGTCAATGCAGATCGCTTTGCGATTATGAACCCCAGCACCACGCTAACGAATGCGAGTGGCAGTCACAATGCAAACGTGCCTTTCATTGTTCAGTCTAGTGCCACAACAATTAATGGAGTTTCTGTTCCGGCGGGTGTCTACATAACAGACGCATTTGTTAGAAACGGCTCAATTGTCAACGCAAAGATTGGCAACGCGGCGATCGATGATGCCAAGATATCTGATCTTGCCGTTAACAAAATAACTGGATCATTCGCTCAGTTAGAGACCGTCTTAACTGGCACCCTCGATGCAGATAAAATAACAACAAATACGCTAAATGTTGCCGGTAAAGCAATTCAAGACTCTATTGGTAGAGTGGATGGGACTGCTGGTAATGATGTTTCTATGACAAGCCATAGTGAAATAAGTCAGACCACGTTTGTTAGAAATGCCCCCCACCATATCGCTGAGTTTGATAGCACTCTTGGCCCTGGCGTTAGTGCCGGAGATGTCATGGGCGGTAGCCCGTTGTTTAATTTCAATTTCACTACTTTCAACTTTAGCAATAATAGAAAGTTCGTTATTACCATTACCCTCGATCCAGTGGGTAGCTCGAGTTCGGCATCGGAAACTGGCTTCGCTTTTGCTATGAGGGCCACATCCTCGAGTAGCAACTTCACATCTACTTCTGCGTCAGATTACGTCACGACAAGAGGTACTAGCAGAGGTGGATCCGGAGCTCTTTCTGTATACACACTATCTGACATCGTTACGTTGTCTCCCAACACTCAATATTACATATGGGTTTTCGGCAATATGGATGATGTGGGTACAACTAGTGGAACCATTTCTAGGGGAATAAGGGACGGTCAGATAAGTGTGGTGGGACTCAACCGATGAGCTTTGGATTTTTGTGGGAAGAGCTTAGAGAGAAGAGAGACCGAAGGCTACAATTGAGCGATTGGACGCAAATGCCAGATAGCCCATTGTCTGATTCCAAGAAAGCAGAGTGGGCAGCGTACAGGCAAGCTCTTCGGGATATACCCCAGAAGTTCCCATCTGATGTTGATGAAAACGCTGTTAATCCGTATGAGGTGGCGGATTTATTTCCGGAAAGACCTAGTTAAAAAGATATGAAAAATCAAGTATTTTTAATAATATTAGAGAAGATATATGTCCTTAGCTTTTGCGGATGTTAGAGAGCATTGGGACGTTATCAAAGAGGGTTTGATAGAAGTCAGCAAGGGCTGTAAACCCGATTGGAGAGTGGAGGATGTGTATACATCCTTAGTTAATGGAAATTCACATCTCCTTATGGATCAAGCACGGACGCAAACTGGTTTTATGGTTATTGAGTCTGTGCCGATTCCTTTCCAGAACGCACAGAAACTCTTGATTTGGATCGCATATGATCCAGAGCCGGAGAGTGCAGTCGCCTATGCCAGTGAGATCGAGAAGCTTGCCCGAGATACCGGACACAAGCAGATCGAGTTTTTGACTCCACATGAAAGGGTCAAAGATCTGGGGATTACTTTCGGCTACAAGCTGAAGTGGTCAGTGTTAAACAAGGCATTATAGGTGGTGTTATATGGGCGGCGGCGGCGCAGAAGACCCCAAAGAGGCTGTATCTAAACAGGCTTTAGCAGAACAGGCAGCTATTGCTCTCAAGAGTTACGGAGAAACATTCGTTCCTCTCGAGAATCAATTGATCGCCCAAACTAGACGGTCCCTCGAGTCTGGTGCTTATGATGCACCAATGGCTAATGCGGCGCTCAGAACGGCTGCTATATACGAGCCAGCACAAGCTGAGCAGCAAAGAGCTGCTTTTAGTCGAGGGTTTGATCCTAGTTCCGGTGCATTTCAATCAGAATCTGACGCTCTCAGCCAAGCTAAAGCAAGAGGCATGGGGCTTTCTGGTGCAGACGCGGGTATCACCCAGACAGATAGAGGGCTTACCGGCATGTCTAATCTAGTTGCTATAGGTCAGGGGCTGGCTGGAGATGCAATGTCAGGGCAGATAGATGTTGCTCAGGCGGGAGTAGATAGGGCTCTCAGTCAAGCTCAGAGGGATTTCAGCAGATCATCAAGCCTTCAGAATTTAGTTGGTACAGGGGCGGGTATGGCGTTTGGTTACGGCTTGAATCCTTATTCGCAGAGGAATCCTTATGGCTCAGTATGACAACTTCTTACAGGCTTTGTCTGCCGAAACTGCTATGGGTGTTCAGAATTTTTTCGGGCGGAACCAACCCACCCAAACATATGGTAATTACAACCCCAACAACCCATACGCATCGATAAACCCTTTTGCGTATAGAGGTATGAATAGGAGGGATGCCCCTGCTGATAGATTATTCGCAGATCTTATACGAGCTCAGACTGCAGACTATTTGAATAGGTTTCGGCCTATAGAAGAAGAACTTGCGGCGACGATCACCGAAACAGGAACCACTTTTATAGATGATGATCTTGAGCGTACTCGAGGTGCGGTACTGGGATCAGCTCAGAATGTTGAAGGCCAAGCGAACAGAAGAATGGGACGTTTCGGCTTGTATGGTGACAGTGGTATCGCCGATTCAAACGCGACGATCTCTGCCCTGGTTGGCGGTATTAACGACACATATATGAGGGATAGGGATCGCAGAGATGCCCTTCTAACGGGTGGTATAGGAGCCTTGAGTCAACGGGCAAGGAGTCAGATGGGATGACCAGTTTAATCGGAGCAGGGTTAGGAGCTCGTAGAAGAGCTCAACAAGGTTTTGGGGCGGTAGCTCAGCTAGAACAGAAAGAGCTCAGGCAAATGGACTTGTTAGACGCTGCTCGAGAGCAGCAAGAGATGTCGAATCTGGGAACAGGCGCTGGTTTCGGCGCTATGTACGGGCTCAGTCAGTTGCCAGCCGCGACTACTGCAGCAGCACCAACGGCAGCATCTGCAAGCACCTTGTCCGCTGCTGCTGGTGCTGAAGCAGCGGCGCTAAAAGCGGGTGCAGATGCAGCGGCGGCTGGTCAAGCGAGTAGTGCTGTTATGGCCTCCGGTGCTGGTGGGGCCAGTGCTGGGTCAGCTCTAGCAACATTAGCGATGCCAATCGCTATCGGGTTAGGTGCGGCGTTTTTGATTAACAAACTTTTCGATTAGGTAAGTCATGGCGATAGGTAACGTACAAGGATTCTCTCAGGGTTTTACTCAGGGTTTTGGTCTCGTAAATCAACTCCAAAGACAACGAGCTGACGATCAGTTTCGTAGAGATCAACTTGAAGCAAATCAAGCATTCCGCCAGCAACAACTCGATAATACAGCTGAGCAAAATAGACTGACTGCTAAGTATCGAAGCGAAATGCTTTCGGGTCAGCAAGCAGAGAAAGCGGCTGCTGATAAATATAGATCAGAAATGCTTGGTTTGAAACAGGCCGAGCTTGATGCTCTGACAGACCCAACCAATCCAAGTTATTTGAAGACGATGGCAGAAGCAAACAATATTCTGTCTCAATCAAAAGAACGCTCATCTAAGGCAAGGCTGACAGATAGATACGCGGATAGAGTCCAATATGCCGAGAACCTAAATCTTGGCACTGCCCTGGCTTTGAAGTCAGAACTTACTAAAGAGGAACTCGCAAATTTTGCAACCCTTGTTGAGGCTAATGAAGGAACCGCCTTCGACTTTGGCGAAATCTCTGACTATGTCGGGGATGAAGTAGCAACTGATGTGAGCCGTTACTTGCAAAGTGTCGCAAGAGGCGAGGACGCAACCATGAGCCCCCAGGTCGCGAGATCTTTTAGTAGAGCATTGAAACTTAAAGATACCGCCGCGATGGGTAGGACTATTGATGATCAGTTTTCCAACGCACCTGACCATCTCAAAGACGGCAATTATATTGTTGTTGATCAAGGTCTATACAGGCCGATACTTAAAGAAGACGGAACAATATCTGGTGAGATGTATATCGTCGCGAGGAATACGGTAACGGGTGAAGATGAGCCTTACTTCGCTCCCATAACTGACAATAGGGTTACGGTTGGGGGTACGGAGACAACTTTGACTGTTGACGAAATTATGAAAGTCGCTGCCGCGCAAATCCAGATGCGGGATCAGTTGGCACCTATCGTCAGGCAAAGAACAAGAGAAGCGAAAATCCTCACGAAGTTCGGTGATATCAGCAAAATGGATTCTGGTGTTGAAGCTTTCAACAACACAGTGAACCAAGAGCTTGATCGTGTGATTAGAGGCTTGCAGGGTGGGGGAACGCCATCAGGCATCCAACTCCTGGTAAGCCCTGAAATGGCATCATCTTTGCGCGGGGAACAATTGACTCCAACTCAGACAAATATGTTACGGCAAAGAATAGAAGATAATTTGCTGTTCGGGACCAGCGCGACTGCCCCACAGTTTGGCGTTAGTCAGTGGGTTGAGGAGACTCGAGAAGAGTTAAAAACTGTAGCTCTGCCCTCTCCTCCCAAGGGATCAAAGTATATGAGGGACTCTTCTTTTTTGATGGAAGAAAGAAGTAGAACCAGTAAAGAAGCCAGAACAATAGGAGACCTAATTAACATTGATGCCTTGCCCGATAAAACAATCTCGAGGCTGAATGGCTTGTTTGACTCAGAGGGAAATTTGAAGAGCCCGAAGCTCTATGTGCAAGTGATGAATGAACTTGGCTTTATGGTAGATAGGTAGCCAGAATGCCGCTTAAAACGCTTGGTCAGCAAGATCCATTCGAGCTAGAGCCGGTCAAAAAAAGGGATCGATCTAAAGCTGCTCCAGCTGATTTGAGTGGTCTTAATTTTGCTGACCTTGTTGCAGAACCAGAGCCGCCGTCTGCATTGGAAAGCGCCCCCCTGGAAGCGACACAAGAAATTGACCAGGAATTATCATTCGATAGTGAGCAAGATCGAATAGCTTTTCTCGGTGAGCAGCTAGAAAAGGATAAGCAGCAAAGAGCCAGAGAAGCAGATGCCCAAGACATGACTGAAGTCGGCAAAGGCTTCAGGGCAGGCACTGCCGAAACGTTAGGATTATTTGGTGCTGCCAAGGCTGCAGCTGGTTCTTTAATCGGTGACGATGAAATGTTTGCCTCTGGTATGCAGTACTACCAGGACAAGATGAAAGAGGCTGAAGCATTTGCCGGCGATGTGGATGAGCTCGAGGAGATAGATCTTTTCGATGAAGGCGGTATTGGTAGGGCCGGCGATTACCTGGCATATACGTTTGGTCGAGTTCTACCTTCTATTTTAACCAGTGTTGCTGGCGGCGGTGTTACGGGTGTAGCTGGCTTGGCTGCTGGTAAGTTAATCGCTAAAGAATCTGCAGAAGGGTTTGCAAAAGAGCTTGTCGAGAAGAAGGTCAAGGACCAGGCAGAGCAAGAGGCGAACGAGTTCCTCGCTGCCGCAATTCGAGAAGATCTTGAATCTACGTTAGCGAAAGAAGCGGGTAAGCGTTACGCCGATAACGTAGCCAGAAGAACGGCACAGAAGGCCGGTATAGCTGGATCCTATCTAACATCAACGACTTTAAATACCGGCGAAACGTTTGCAAAGATATATGAGCGAGAGGGCGTTGAGGCACCTGGAACCGCATTAGCTGCCGGAATGATATCTGGTGCTTTAGACACATTCGCCACTCCAAGCCGAGTAATTAAGAAGGCTTTTCCTGACAAATTTGACGCATATAAAAAAGAGCTCTCCGATCAGTTGGCAGATGAGAGTTACGGCAAAATTGCTAAAGACGTACTGGGCGATGCGCTAGATACTGGAAGTATCGAGGCCGGTACGGAAGCAGCTCAAGAAATCATCTCTGACCTGGCTGCAGATTTCGTTAATCGCAACTTCACTGAAAATGAAAAGGTCCAGTACCTAAACATATTAACTACCGAGGAAGGTAGATCTCGAATATATAACGCTGCTGCAGCGGGTGCTATTGGCGGATTCTCTGTTGGTGGTGTTGCTAGTGGCGCTAGGGAAGGGCTAGACGCAAGGCAGCGGAGCCAATCACTTGCTCAAGAGCAAGAGAAGCGATTACAGCGGATGGAACAGTATCGAGAGGACGCAGCGCAAAATCTTGAAGAGAAGAAATCTGCTGTAGATAAACCAATGGTTGGACCTATGCCGAGAAGGGTAGGATTTGACATAGAATTCGAAGGTGACTTGAGCCCAAGCGACACACCTGTATTTGAAAGAATCAACCAGATAAATCAGAGGTCTGGCACCGAAACCAATCAGGTGGAAGGAGACGATACATTTCAGTCTGAAAGCTTTGGGGGTAGCGCAAAGCTTGTTAACCAGTTGCAAAATACTGCCGGCCCTCAAGTTTCTGGAGTAGTTCTACCATCTGTTGGAGAGACATTCCCTTCTGATCAGATCAATGACAACCAGGGTTCTGCGCTGATCTCAAATATTTATCTCGATTTAGTCGATAGAGGTATGCCAGTAGAGTTCTTGGATGGTGTGTCTGGTTTCCACATATTCGACTCAAGTCATAACCTTGATGAAAACGCGGAAGCTGCCAGTTTTCCCGTCAGCAAAACCATTGCATTCAGCAAAGAAATCGTTGATCAGGCTATTGATGATCCCCAGTTGGCTAAAAGGTTAGCTGCTAACTTTGCTCATGAGGCTTGGCACCAAGCGGACAACCAAAATTTATATTCAGAAAATCTCCCTGACTTAGAGATGACGAGGCTTGATCCAGAGGGAGGCATTTTCAATGTTCGTTTCGGCGCTGTTGTAGATGAAATATTCATAAACTGGGAGCAGGGTACTGAAACGGGCAAGAAGTTTGGCTACCCGCTTAATGATTTTTATGACGCTCTCACAACGGCAAAGAACGCGGAAGAACAAGACAAAATTATCAGAACTACCAAGAGAGAAATTTTTGCTCAGCTGGGCTCTGCATTTTTAGCCGCTCCAGGTAAACTAAAAAGAGACGCACCGCTAGCTTATAGTCTGATTAGGTCTATCAGAGATAATCCATCTGGTGTATTTACGGAGGCTCAAGATGTCGATACGACAGATCAAACCATCGCCGAAACCACAAGTGCTCCAGCAGTACTTCCAGACGTTCGGGCACCGCCCGTCGAGGGAAGCACAGAAGTTCTTGACGGAGACGGAGTTGGTGTCGATGGCACAACAGGCCCTGGACAAGAACGAGCCGGTGAGCAGCTGGGCGAACAGGCCCCAGTTGAAGACGGGGACGTTGCTGGACGATTACTACCCCAACAACAGCGAATCCTAGATGTCATAAACACTGACCAAGGTCTTACTCCTACAGACATTGCGACCGCAATCGATGAAGACCTAGATACTGTTACCGTTCTACTCGATCAGCTAGAAGCGGACAACCAGGTTCAAACCGAGCTCAACGAAGACGGTCCTCTCTACTTTACTGAAGACACGCCAGAGCTCGCTAAGCGACCAGAAGACGGACCTACGGTCGCTGACTTGTCTGCTCGCCGAGAGATAGAAAACCTTAAAAAGTTTAATGCCGAGCTCCAGGATAGCGTTGAGTCTCGGGTACAACAAAAAATAGAGCTTATACAGGCAGCTCAATCTGATGGGTTCTTCGGTCCTTTTAAGCGGGGGATGCGTTACATAACATCACAGGACAGAGATGGGGAAACTGTCTCATTCAGGACCGAGGTTAAGGGATTAACCATGAGCAAGGTAGGTCCGCTCATGCGTTCCGGCAAATACAGCAGATTTGGTCCTATTCCAGAGGAAGCAATTTTTGTTGGGCCGGATGGTAAAGATTATTACGCGGGGCTCTATACCGACACCATTGGTCCTGATGGTCTGAAATCTCAAGGTGTTAGCGCTGTGTGGGTGTTAGAGAAACAACTGCAAAGCGAACGGTTACAGTTCATGGGCGACTTGCAGTCCGCCGAGCAGATTGATGAAACGCCAGAGCTAGTTCGAGTCCCGTCACCTGAAGAGGACGCCCCCGTTCTCCCTATGGGCAAAGTCGAAGAATCTGTTAAGGCTTTGCTCGATAGGACTGATAAAAACCCAACGTCGAGACAGTTAAGAAATCTAACTGGTTCACCATCTCCCAGGAAGGACAAAGCTAAGTTAGATAAAAATGTAAGACCAAGAACTCTCGAGGATCTTCGAGGGTTTATGTCAGAGTCTTTAGAAGGTGGTCAGGGCCTTGAGTGGTACGACCAATTCGGTCAATTCTTTAGAGGTCTCGTTGGTGATGCAAACTTAGATGAAGCATCTGTAGTTTTCGGCATTACGTCTGCACAAAACTCAGCCGAACAAAACCTAGCTGACACATTGCATATTATGTCTTTGGCTAGAAAAACTAATCCAGCTGAAAACCCAAAACAATTTGCATTGGCGGTAAAAAACACACCACGCCCAGGCGGACAACGTCTCAAGATTACGGGAAGGCAGATAGACACCATAGTCGATTTCTATACGAAGGGTGAAATGGCGGGTGGCATCAAGACTACAACCTACATGCAGATGGTTGGCGATCGAGGTAGAAATTTATTTAACCCGTTCTCTGTCCAAGATGTTCACATGGCTAGGGTGTTCGGATTCAACTACCGAGATGTTGATAAGAAGAGCGGTGAAGTAGTTGATACCGCAAAATTCCCAAGCGAAAACGCATACCGATACGGACAGTATCTGACTTCTGTTTTGGCAGAAGAGTTCGGTGTTACGCCTAACCAGGCTCAGGCGCTTCTCTGGTTCTACGCTAAGACCAATTTAAGCCCCCAGAAGGGAGGAAAGCCTGGCACTTTCGAATCAGCTGAGAGCGAATCACAGGCCGAAATAGAGGTCATTAGACAACAGATAGCGGATGGTACATTCGATACTGAATCTGCTGTTACGGCAGCTTTAGAAGAAGGGGTTACCCCGAGAAATATTCCCGCAACCCAAGAAGGCTTTAGCAATGTAGATGAGAAGGAGCAGCTCGTTGAATTAGCAGCTGCAAGAGCTCCGAAGTTAATTGCGTCAGCAATACCTGGTGTTGATAGGGGTTTCGCATTTGCTGAAGGCACAACCATTGAACAGATGATTGAGTATAACGATGCGGTCGTTGAGGCAATCACCGACGATGACGGGCAGATACCTTATCTAAGGGCCCTAAATCTACCGCATGAAATCGAAAGGTCTTCTGGTTCCTTTACAGGATTCGAGCCCTCGATAACGATCCGATTGCTTGGAAGTAACTTCGCGAAAGCCAATGAGCTTGCACCACTATTAGGTGATGCGCTGCTTCAAGATTCAGTGCTTACCTTTCAGCCGGCGTTTAAATCTATTGGGTTGTCATCGTTTATTGTAAGAAAGAACGATGGCTCTGACTTCACAATCGAGCAAGGTCAAAGAATCGCGGAAATACTAAACCCAGCAAAGGATCCAGGAGGATTAAATTTTAATCAGCCTTTAAATAATACTCTGATGTTCTTAGACTCTCAGGCGTTTGAGGTTCCAGAATATACGGATGGAATGTCAAAAGACTTCTATGCTAAACTTTCAGAAGCTCTGGGTGCCGTGTCTGAGGAATTAGACACAGAACTCAGTATTGGAATAGTTCCTCAGAATAGTGAGTACTTTGATCACAATGGATATCAAGAAGCTATCGAAAGATCTCGGGATTCCTATAGTCCCGAAAGACGATCCGATCTACAAAATATCGCCAGAGATACGCTTTATGAACCGACGAAGCGTGTCTACGACGAGTACGCCAAGAGGTATGGGCTCCGCGAAGAAAGCGTAGATCCAGGGACACCTTCACCCCCAGCCAGGGCTGACGTTGGGATTAACGTCAGGACCGATGGCGCATTAAATTATGCTCAGTTAATTGTCAGCGGCGAGAAGAAATTCGAAAGCCGCATCGGGAACTCTTTACGCCCATATGTTGGCAAGCGTGTTGGCATAATAGAGACCGGGTCTGGACCCGCTAAGCTTGTAGGTTTTGCTACAGTTGGAGAGCCTACCCAGGTCAATGCAAAAGAGTTTGCCGAGATGAGGGATCAACATCTTGTTCCCGAGGGCAGTCGCTTTGATATCCAGCCTGGTCAAACAAAGCTGCTATATGAAATGATTGATCCTCAGCCGCTGGCTGAGCCTGTTGATGCATCTGGCACCAAAGGAATAGTCGCAAGAGACATATCGCAGCTCCCCTCAGAACCGACACCAGACGAGTCCGGTGAGTTCATCAAGCGCACGTTTGATGGTTCAACTCCGAGTGCAAGCTACAACCTCAAAGACCAAGCTGTAGTCGTTAACGATCTGCAGAGAATGCTCGAGCAGAAAGCTCCTTTCTATAAGGGGCTTGTTGATCGTTACATGAACTTCAAAGAGCTCGAGAGAAGAATAGCTGCCAACATGGGTATGGATAAGTTGCCGGCTGGTATGTCGTTCTATGACCAAGAGAACCTCATGCACGGCAAGGTTGCGGATGACCTGGCTAATCTCGAAAAAGACTACATCGAACCGATAGCAAAACTAGCAGAAGCCGCCGGGGTCAATGCCGAGGCAGTTGGTTTGTATTTATTAGCTAAGCATGCTCCCGAGCGCAATGCGGTAATCGCAGAGAAAAATAGAAAGCTAAGGGAGAAACAGGTTGCGGATGCAGAAAAAGCAGATGACCAGGCCGGGTTACAGATTTACGCCGAAACACCTATCCCATTCCAAGACGGCGGTTCAGGAATCACCAATGCCCAGGCAGAAGGAATTTTGGCTCAAGCGGAAAAAGACGGGCTCACCACCCAGATGGAAGAGATTGCTGGAAAGGTATACCAAATGCTGGATGAGTTCCGGCAAAGGATGGTTGATCAAAGACTGCTAGATGAAGATAGCAAGCTAGATTGGGAAAGCACTTACCAGTTCTATGTGCCGTTAAAAGGATTTGCGGCAGAGCCAGATGAGCAGGGTAACTATCAGAGCTCTGATAAAACTCGAGGCTTCTCCATTACAGGCAGTGAAAGCTTGAAAGCCATGGGTAGAAAATCACTACCCCAGAATCCGTTGCTTGTGTCGTTCATGGATGTCGAAGCCAAGATGGTTAGAGGCAGAAAAAACGAAGTCGCGAATACGTTGTATGACCTGTTACGGGAAGCAGACAAGGCTGTTGGTCACAACCCATCTCAGGGCCCGTCAGGTATCAAACACAATGCCTGGACGATATGGACAACAAGGAACAGGCCCACAGACCGTGATGATCCAAATAAAAAGATGACCCTTCAAGCGATGAAGAGGGCAACCAGGACTGTTAAAGACTTCAAGAACAAAGAGGTTACTCACCCCAGGTTCATGCAAGTAAAGCGCGGCGGTCAGACCTACTTCATAGAGTTTAGCGATGTTCATCTCAACGCAACTGTGCATAAGCTCGGTGAGCAAGAGCTCAGCGGTTTAAAGGGTTTAGTCGGAACAGCTGCCAAAACACTTGGCGGATTCCAAAACCTACGGCGTAACTTCTTAATTAACTACAACCCAACCTTCATGCTTACGAACCCAATAAGGGACGTTGAGGCATCGATTGTTTACTTGTTAGGTGAGGCTGACGCTCCTGGTAGCAGAACTCAGGGTGAGAATATCGCTATGAAGGTTGCTAAAGGTACGCCGGCTGCAGCCAGGGCTTACCTGAGACATGCCGGCAGAAAAGAAGGTAAGAGCGAGGCAGCAAAAGAGCTCGACCAATATACGAAGGAATACTTCGAGGATGGAGCTCCAACAGGGTTAACGCTCACTCGGTCATATGATGAACAAATCAGTCGTTTGAATTCCCTAGTGGGCAGGGGAAAAATCAAACAAGCAATACTTGGAATGGGAGAAGTGGTAGAGCTAGCAAACCAAGCTAGTGAAAACATGATTCGTTTATCAACTTATGTTGAGGCAAGAAAAGCCGGAACCCCCAGAGCCGATGCCGCGACATTAGCTAAAGATATTACGGTCAACTTCAACCGGAAAGGTGAAGCCAGCGAAACGCTGAATCTGATTTACCTATTCTTTAACGCGGCTATCCAGGGCAATACCAACATCTTCCAGGCGATTGGAAGGAAAGGCGTTAAGGCAAAGGCGGCTGCTCTAGGTATGGTGGGTATTGGTTATGCTTTAAGCAATATGAACATTCTGTTGTCTGGAGAGGATGAGGACGGGGAGCTCAACTACCAGGATTACACCGAATCTGCGTTGAAGAGAACGATCAACATCCTACCTTTTGAGGACTCAACAGGATTCGCTTTGCCGATGGCTTATGGGTACGGATTGTTCTTCAACATAGGCAGATATGTTGCTGAGCTACAGCACGGAATAAAGGATGAGTACGAGGTTGCTACTGCGTTTGTACAAAACATTGTCGATCACTTCAGCCCTCTTTCTCTAGCTGAAGGAGATAATATAGCCGAGCAATCTAGAGGGTTAGCTCCAGATGTTGCCGAGCTCGTTATTGACCAGGCGGTAAACAAAAACTTCTTTGGTAGCCCAATTCAATATGAGCAACTACCCATGGGCCCTAAGAAGGCTGACTCCTTTGCATCTAAGAAAGCGACCAATGAAAATCTCAAAATGATCTATGAATGGCTATATGAAGCTACTGGCGGAAATGAATTCATGTCTAGCGAGGATGCTCGCAAGCCAAGGTTCTCTATCGATTGGTCTCCAGACAGAATGGATTACACGCTAGGTTATTTGTTCGGAGGTCTTGGTCGATTTGTTGGGGATGTTTCGGATGTTGTTACCAAATTAGTTTTGGATCCAGAAGACATAACAACAGACAACGTCCCGATAGCTAGTGCGTTCTACAAAAAGCCAAGCGAATACACTGATCGTATGGAGTTTTATAAAAACGCTCAGACAATGAAGAACGTTATTGCTCAGGCGAAGTTTGAGGCCGTTAAAGGCGAAGACGAGCTAGCTAGTTTCCTGGAGGTGGAGCAGCCCCTAATTGATCTTGAAACCGACTTCAGAGTGATAAATGAGCAGCTGAATGTTTACCGGGAAGTTAGGAAGTTTGTTGAGAGAAATAATCAAGATGTTGTGGCAGTAAGAAAGCGTAAAGATGAAATCGAAGAGGAACAAAATTTGTTATTCGATGGCTTCAATAAGAAGTTCAGGGCTGCTTTAGAAAAAAGGAATCAAAACTAAATGGCGACAAGGGATACAGGTCTTGACCTCAACGAAGGGACAGCGATCAAGATTCCCTTGGCAAATCTCATTAGTCTCCTCGCTGCGACTGCTGTTGCGGCATGGGCATATTTCGGGTTGATGGAAAGAGTTACGTTTCTCGAGCATGACATGGATCTCATAAGAGTAGAGGTCGATAGCAATAGCGAGTTCAGTAGGCTCTGGCCTCGAGGTGAAATGGGTGCTCTACCCGCGGACGGTAGGCAAGACCTCAAGATTGAAAACCTCGAGGGCATAGTCGAGAAGCTGCAAGAACAGGTGGACGAGCTCAGAGATGCAAATTACGAGCGGGTAAAAAACTAATGGCCCCCAAAAAACTAGAGGAGCAGAGTCGATATGAAGCGTTGGACAGGGATGGTGACAATATTATTTCTGATCATGAGTTGGAGCAGGGACGAGCTCTGCTTGATATGGAAATCGCAGAAGAAAAATCTGACAGCCAGCGCCGTATGGCTTGGGTATGTCTTGGTGCGGTCATCACGCTCACTGTATTACTCGTCTCACCGGCTGTTGCAGAGACTCGAGTTAATGCACTCTCGGACCTTGTCGGACTTTTCTACATTTCGATGGCGGGAATAATTGGAGCACATATGGGTGTCCAGGCTTGGATGTCTAAAAAGTAAAACCATGGAAGGGAAAATCACACAACACTTAGGAGTAATGAAATGAGTGATGGATCGATCAAAGTCCCTACATGGGCATTACCGTTGGTAATCGGCTGTTTAACTATTGCGGTGTCCTGGGGTGTTCTTCAGGCGAATACCGCATTTGCAAATGAAGACAGAGAAAGAATTGAGCAGATTGCTGAGGAAGCAGTAAAAAAGGCTCAAGCCAACGGACAGGCTATAGCCGTAACGGACCAGAAAGTTCAGGCGATAGTGGAGTCGTTGAGCCGCCAAGAGAAGATACAAGAGCAAACGAATCAACAGATTCAGGCGCTCGTTCAGGCGCTTCTGGCGAAATAACCTGGGATCCGAGGGAGACCAAAGAAGGGTTAGAGTGCGACTTACGTCGATGGCTTAATTTGCAATTAGTGAATCCTCCTTCGTTACGGCATGAGGTGGCTATTGAGTACCTCTCTAGGAACGAAGGTAAGTGTCTCTACGGGCAGATCGTATATATCCGTAACTCAATGCCAAGGGTTCTTGGAACAGCTCATACAACCGAAACAGAGACGCTCACATGGGCTCTTTTGAAGGAAGGGGCAAAGAAGACTCAGGCGCTCACGAAGAAGAGAGAAATTTAACATGGAAATGCTGGTTTACGTTTTACTCATGTTTCAGAAAGGTGAGCAAGTGCCTGAGTTCGAAGTTCACTTCAGGACTTTGAGTGAGTGTGGCCGTCACAAAATAGCGATTGAGCACCAGAGTGGGGAGAGATTCGCGTGGGTGTTGCCAAGAACAAATAGGTTCCAACTGGTTTGTTATCCAAAGCTGATCGATTCTCGTACTGCTGGTTCCGATATCGTCTTCCATGACATTGTTGCTAAGAAAGTCGAATGAAAGATATCCCACCTGTTTTCCCTAACAGCGTTCACGCAATGCCTGAGAACGCCAAACATCAGATACAAAAGATCGAGGTTGATCGCATGCAAGCCAGAGAGACCAACAGGGTTTCTGAGGTGGTGACAACGTATTACTCCCGTGATGTGTACACATATAAGAATGGTGTACTAAGTCATACGACACCAAAGGTATCTGGGCAAATGATTTTGGTGACTGTTTAAAAAATCCCGCCTTTGGCTCCACGGGCGGGGCGTGGTACACGTTCAAAAGAGACACCCGTCTCTATCGATTAGCCTTGTTTAATGAATTGTAGGGTTGTCGTAGTCTGCTGGGACATAAATGGAGAACTGTTTCGGCAATTGTTCAGGGTTGTCCGGTGAACGCAATCCATCTATAACGAAATCTAGGTACTCGTTAGATATGCCTATCGATTGCACCACCGTAGACAAGATCAGCATTTGATCGAAATGCCTTTCTCTCCAATCTGTCCATTCCCCATAGTCCTCTATCGCTTCGCGAACGCGACTTAACAAATCTGTTAGCTCTTTTGATAATTGTAAAGCGTCTTTCAAATCGTCCATATTCAAGCCTTAATAACACCAAAAAAAGTGACACCTAGCTTGTAACTATCTGATTTTA